GTTTCCATTGTGGATATAGGGCTGATTAAACTCGACTTTGGGTGTTGGCGGCTTGGGGCGTTCAAAATTGCCTAAAACGTCACGGCACTTTAGTGACACATTTTCTTTGTCATAAAATTGAATAAAAACCGAAGCCTTTGCAGCAACATCTGGTGCATTGTTCCAATCAATCGCAAACTGTGGTTGTTGAGCGACAGGATTTTGTGGATTTTGCTCGAACCACTCTTGAATCAAGCAGCACACTTCGACGATATTCATTTCGTCCTCTTTTCTGTTGCTGATTACATATTCAGTCAACGCTCTAATCAGTTCTTTGTCCATTTCGTCGCCTCAATCAATCTGTCCAAATAATCACGTGCTTTAATTAAATCGGCGCGTCCGTCCTTACCCTTGTATCGAGCGACATACTTAATGACGTTACCAACATAAAAACCATTAACCGCTTCAGGCGTTAGAAAATCGTCCAAGACATCAAAGACCTGCATCGTCTTGCCTTTGTAATAATCAGGCGTTGCTGGCGAGGTTGAGCCATTCAGATGCCGTCTGATTTCGTTCACGGTTTTTTCATTAATCGGGGTGTGGTGCGTAATTGGTGATTCAAAATCAGTCATTGCGATTCGTTGGTTTGGATTGATGCGGGTTTCAAAACCCTCCACAACGCCGTCCGTAACAAACGGGTAAGGTTTTGATTCGATTTCATCAATTCTTTCTGTTGTGTTGCTTTTCATTTCTGCCTCGTTTTCGTTTTGCATTAAAGGACTTTCTGTCGCGGTTGGCGCGGGGTCTGGCGTTTTGACACTCTGTTTTTGATTTTGCTCTAAAGCACTGTCGCTCCCTGAAACAAACATCAGTCGCCCCATTTGCGTTAGGTTGTAGCGCGTCTGTGAAGCAGATGCGCCCGTTTTTTCAAGATGATGTGCGGCTACCATGCTTTTTATTACTTCGCGTAACTTTGATTCGTTGGTCGGAACAAGGCGAAGCAGCTCGCTTACCTTTTTGCCGACATTACATTTCGCCAATTCAAAGGCGATATGCTCTTTTAATTCAAACTCTGTCATTTTTTATCCTCCTTTGTTGAAAATTCTTTGCCGCAGTCAATGCACATTTTTTTGTTGTAGCTATCAAAAGTGGCTTGGTGTTCGTGCTTGCAGTCTGTTTCGTGGTCAAACATGGCGTAGTCCAAAAACAAGAACAAAACAAAAAATAGCCCGCCCACTAATAAAATCAAAAACGGTAATTGCTGAATCATGATTTTCCTTTTTGCTTTTGCTCGAAAAGCCAATCGACCCCGAGAATCGTGTCGGGGTGCTTGGCGAGAGCCGTTAATAACCGTTTAATTTTGCCCGTGTGCTTGTCACGCTGGGCTTTGAGTTCGCGGTGTATCGTTGAGTTTTTTAGTCGAAAAGCTAAATCCACATCTTCTAAAATCTGCACGACAGTTTGTTTTTGCTCGTGCGACATTGATGCCGTGAGCTTATCCATGTAGGTGATGCGTTGAATGTTCATGTCGCCCCCCTTAAAACGGAATGTCATCTTCATAAGGCGCATCACCGCCATCAGGATAGACAGGATTTCGTCCAGCGTTATACGCGGCAACATCGCGTCGATGCTGTTCATACGGTGATACTGGTGGTGGTTGCGGCGGTCTTGGTGATGCAACGGGCGCGGGTTGGTAAGATTGCGGCGCGTCTGATTTTTTACCGACCAAATCCAAGACTGTAACGTTTAAAGACAGCGTGGTTTTCGTGCCGCTCCCGTCTTTTGCTTGATATTCGTGGGTCGTTAATTCGCCGCTAACAAACACCGATTGCCCTTTTGTGAGGTATTGCGCGACCGTGTCGGCGCGTCTGCCCCATAGCGTGCAATCAACCCACAATGTTGTTTTTTTGTCGCCAAACCCGATAGAATTTGCGACCGCAAAATTCACCAAGGATTGACCGTTGACATTTTTCAATTCGCCGTCGCGCCCCAAACTTCCTGTAAAACTAAAAACGTTACTCATAATTCCGTAATCTCCACATTCATTGAGCCACCCTTGGTGACGCAACCTCGCACCACCGTTAATTCATCTACCTGCTCGTCATCAACCCAAACTCCCGCGTGCGTGAGCGCGTCATGCACAGCTTTGACCATGTTGTCGATGTCGTACCCGCGCTTTGTTGGCGCAAAAAGCTCAATCCTAACCCTGATGCGGCTAGCGATTGGTTCGCCATTGTTTGGGATTGCTTTAATCATCTTTGCGCGAAACTTGCGACCGCTCTCGCTTAGATAAACCATAGCCCTGCGCCCAACAACGCGGTGTCTCCAAGCATTGTTGAGTGATGGTGGAAACGGTAGACCCTCAAATCTCCTACTCGCCATTTTTACGCCCTGTTTTCGAGTTCATAACGGATTTAATTCGTCGTGAACGCTCTCCGCTTAATCTTTCGGATTCTGTGGCGCGGGGCGGAATCACAAAGAATCTCCCCCATGCGTTCTTCTTCTTTTCAGTCATTTTCTTTCTCACATAAAAAAGCCCCGACGAAATTCGCGGGGCTTGGTTTTGGGGTGGTTTGTTATTTAACAAGCCGAAGTTTTAACTGATTATTACTTTCGCCCGTTGTGACTTTTTCAATATCAAATCCGAATCGGTCAAGAATCAAATCACGCGCATATTCGGCAGCTTGCTTTTTGTTCATGCACAAGGCTTGTTGGACACGCCGTGCTTGTTGCAAAGTCATAATTACTTCAGGTGACAAATGGTCGATTTTTTGAGCTGGGACTTTCGATTTAACCGCCTTTTCGCACTCTATGAAGTATCGACGGGCTTTTCTGCCTTGTTCATTGTTTTCCACCATTGACAGCTCTTTTGCCATGTCTAGCGAAATAAAATACTCAATCGGCTGAAAGCCGCTAGATTCGCCGTTCTCATTTTTGAGAACGCAAAAATCAAAGTCGTTTTTAAATCCGTATTCGTCGATTCTTCGTTTAACCCAATCAGCGAATTTTGTTACCACTCCGAGCTTTTCCCAAAGCTCGCGTGCATTAACAGCATTCACGTCGTCGCCACCGATTTGTTTGAGGTAAATTTCAATCGAAAACGGCGATTCGTTGCTTGGCTCTTTTTCAGAATCCAAGGTCATTGTCGGCAACCCAATTAGACCGTTTCTAATTTCAGGTTTAGCGTCGCCATTTACGATGTAATCAGTGGTCGTTTTCAGAGCGACTGCGAGATGATTCAGTTTTCTATCAGGTTCGACTTCGTTTCGCTCCCAGCGGCAAATTGTTGACAATCCGCATGGAATAATGGTCGCCAAGTCAGCGACGGTGAATTTGTTTTTTAATCGCATAAATTCAATGCGACCGCCGATTGTTTTTGTATCCGCAAATGGCTCGATGTCGATTTTGAACATATCAATTATTTTAAAAAATGACGCGACCTGCTCATTCGCTGTGGGTGTGCTTACGTCTCGAAGCCAACAGCCTAATGCTCCGCCGTTCATGCCTGTAAAACGCGCCACCTGTGCAATCGTCAATCTTTCTTTTTTCATAGCCGCTTGGACGGCGGCAAATAACGCTTTGTAATCCATAAAACCTCCAATAAGCAAAAATGCCTGCGCTATGCAGATGGTTTGTTTTTGCAACGCATCTTTGATTGAGTAATTGCGGCATTAATATCCACAAGAACGTCGGTAACCTCGTCTCGAATGTTTAACCAATCCTTGTGTTCAATTTCTTCAATTTCCTTGCCAGACGCGATAGATTTACGAAGACTGACAACTTTATTATTAATCTTGCGTGCAGTTGGGATTTTGGCTACCAAACGCCTAATCTCCCTCTCGGTAACCGTTATCCCGTCTTGTTCCCTCTCTTTTACAATCGCTTTCACTTCTTCCGATGCGCTAAGAATGCGAATCGCCGCAGTTAAACTAGAGCTTGCAGGGTACTCGCCAGTGGCAAGAAAATATCTAGCAAGAGCCATGTAATTCTTTCTTGCAGTGTTTGATAACGAGCAGTTTTCGCCCGCCCATTCCTGCCACTCACCATCAGGGATGTTTTTTTTTGCATCAATCAATCGCATTCCAACTTTTACTGCGTTATCAAGTGCAATTCTGTGTGTTCTTTCATGCTCTGCGACTAATGCGGAAATTTCGTTATTTAATTTTTCAATGTTCATTTTTATCACATAAAAAAGCCCCGTTTTTTAGGCGGGGCTTGGTTGATTATCGTTATTGGTTGTTGGCTTTGATGAAGTCCTGTCGTGCTTTCAGGAATTCTTTTAAGTCGGCTTTTATATCTTTTGGCATTTCATTTAGCCCGATTGTTAGCTCGCTCATGCTCGTCCAAGCCATTATTTTTTGCCGCCACTCAGCGTGCGAATTAAGATATTCAGGTGTGATTTTTGCAGGTTCTGACATATCGTCCGACTTGGCTGTTTCGCCCGAATTATCCAACACCAATTCAGGAATAGGCATTGTTTGAGCTGATTCTTCTTGGTGTGCCGATTTTGGCACTTCGACCTCGGTTACAGCGTCGCTCTCACCACCAATTAGGCTATCAACGTTGCGCGATTTAGGCTTATCTGCCTCAATGGCGGTGCGTTTCGACGGTTCAAACCACTCATCGGCGGAACTCATTCCGTCACGAATGCTGGTGTAAATCTTCCGAAGATTAACCACTTGGGCAGGTTGAATTGCATCAAGTCGCCGTTGAATCCGAACCTCGATTTGTTCTTTTGAAACGCCAATGTCGGCAAACGCCTCGACCAACCGTTTGACCCCGTCGGGCGAAACATCAGCAGATGCAATCAATGTTTGTTCGCATTGCTCGACCGCTGAATCCGTTACATCGCTGGGGATAATCGCCAAAATGCAAGCTCTCAACCGCCGCGCCCCTTGGTTCGCAACCAGCTCGTAAATATCTCGCGGGTCGGTGAGTTTTTTGTTTGTGCCGCCCGAGCGTCGTTCGTGTGGAACGTGAAATGTCACCTCGCGGCGCGTATTGGTTTCAACGTCCCAAGCAAAAGCCTGAACCGTACTCCCGCCATTTACCTGTTCAATCTCCCGAATCCCGAACTGTATGTTGCCCCATTGCTGGGCAATTGCCTCGGCAAGCCGAATTGACGCGCCAGAGATGTTTGTGCCGCCCCGAGCGTATTGGTAGATTGCATTTCGTGCTAAGTTTTGGCGCGTGCAAGCGTTCAAAATTCTGTCCATTGCTTGGCGTTGGTCGCGTGGATTCATTCGCGCAATCATTAACGCAGCTTGGACTTCGGCAATTGAGCGGCTTTGGTCTGTTTGCGCCATCGCATTTGCATTTTGTGATGGCAATTGAACTGGAAAGTTATTTTGTGTCATATTAAAAATCCTAAAAAATATAAAAAAAGCCCCGTAGTTTCGTGGACTGCGGGGCTGTCTGGTTTAAACGCTTACTGAATTCTCTGCTTGTCTGACTGCCCAAGCTGGCGCAGAAAGAAGCTCTATGTTTTCGCTGTACCCGCGCCAATCGTCCGTTTCCAGGCACTCTCTGTGTGTCGCCATCGCCCTTTGGTTTAAAGCGCGTCCGATTGCCACACATTCGGCATCAAGCTCGTAAATCCCGACCGCAAATGGCGCGGTCTTTTCAACCGCGATAAAGACAAAGGCATCGACGGGCTGTCCGATGGATTCAAGAACGTCCATGTAAAAAGCCGCCTGTTGGTGGTAGCCGTAATTGAAAACCGACTTTAAAAACCCCTTTTCGCTCGCGTCCTCGGTGGTTTTTAAATCGATAATTGCCACGTTTTGGCGCAAATAATCGCACTTACATTTCACGTTCATGCCATCAATCTGGCTAAAAACCGCGACTTCTGCATTGCCGTTTGTGAGTAGTTTTGACGCAGTCTTGTGGCTTCTAACCGCTTGTGCCACGCTTGCAACCAGCTCGGCATCGTCCGCGCTCAAGACAATCTTTTCGCTCGCCTCAAGTTCCGCCCACGCAGCCTTACCCTCTTTGGTTCGCTTGTCGATGGGTGGCGCGATAACGTAACGCTCTGTAAATGCTTCAGGTTCAAGCGTGGCGCAATGAATCGCCGACCCTAGGGTCAATGCCTTGGTTTCGATGCGTGGCGCGGTTTGTTGGTGTTTGAAATGCAGGGGCGTTTTGCTGGCGATTAACTTCAGCCCGCTACAATTGATGGCTGGGTGCGCGAAATACTCGTCGTCGGGAAGATTGTGATGAACACCAATCATTGACGCGATTTTTAAAACGCCCAAGGCTTGTTCAAATGTGTACTTGTTTTCGCTTGCCATAAATACCTCTTAGTAAAAAATTAAATGCCCAATAACGACGGGCTTTGTTTTGGTTTTGTAACGCTTACCCATTGGGCGCGTGTTAAAAAAAACGTGCTTGGGCGTAATGCCCCGCACGTTCAAAATGTTTATGTTTTTTGCCATCTGCTTTGCTTGTGACCATGCCGCTTTGTCTGGCTCACCAACTGGCGCGGGATGCTTTATTCCGTAACGCCTGACCCATGAAAATTGGCGGTCTTTCGCAAGTTCCCGACAAATGCTCGTGTGGTTGAGCGTGGCGCGGTTTTGCAGAATTCGCATTGCCGCAATTTGCGCCGCCACGTCCTCGCCCCGCGTTTCTCTGTATGCGTTCAATGCAAGACAGAAAAGCGCGGCTTTAACCATCACGCAACACCTCGGCGTGGCGATTGCGCCATTGCTCGGCGTAATTTACCTCGTAAAAACGCACGTTTTTTGCCGTAGCGGCGCGAAACCTGCTCGGAGCGAATATCTAGCAGAATAAAAATTAAAGCCGTTAAAACGGCAAGAATGGCGTGTAAAAATGGAATCCAGTTATTCATAAAAAACCTTCTCAAAAAAATACCCCGTTTTGTTTCCAATTCGGGGCGAGTGGGTGGCAGGAGAGCCATGAGGTTAATCGGTTACCAAGGGTAATCTGGGTCGTCCTTGTCATTTTCGTAGCAGTCAGCCATGTCTGCGTCGTACTCGTCTTGCGCCTCTTTTTGTGCGCGTTCATCTTCGTGTTGGTCGTAGTAATCCCAATCGCTGTCAAACAAATGTGCGTTCATGCTGCTACCTCAAACATTGGTTGGCGTAAAAATTCAAGGCATAGGCTGTTTGCGAAACAATCTTTGTGCGACACCTTTTCGAGCCGCGCTCTTTCGAGTGCTACTTTCGCGCATTCGATGCAGACCTTATTGCGTCCGTCGTCTTGTATGCCGTTTGCATAAAATTCCGTTACCACCTTGACCGCCCCGCATTTGCTACAGGTTTTGTTGCCTGTAAGCGCGGGGATTGTTTTTCTTTTGGCTTGTGCCATAATTCACCTCGATTTTGTTTAAAAATTAAGCCCGTTCACAGCGGGCTTTTTTTTTGCCCTTCATACAGAGAAGGTGTTGTGGTACTGCCGCTCAAAACGGCGTGGTGGCGCGATAACCACCCGCACGCTTTTAACGTCCCTTTTTCTAAGCTGGGCAAGTTCAAATGCCTGTGCCTCTGCGTCCCACTCCGTGTCGGCGACAATAAAAAAGGGCGTTAATTCGCCCCGTAGTTTTACCGCGTACTTTTTCGCCCTGCTTCTCATGCGTCCTCCTGCTGGTTTGCTAAAATCTCAGCGGCTTGAATCATTGCCGCCTTCCGTTGTTCCAACGCTTCTTTGCTGGCGGTCGGTGTAGCCAGTATTTTTAATTCTTGGCGAATCTTCGCCAGTTCAATCTCTCTAACCTCGCGGCTACTTTTTGGTCTTGGCAAATCAAGCCTGTTTCGCGTCTCGCGCTCTTGGCGATAAACGTCCACAACAATCGGTGGCTTACATAACGCCAAAAAGCGGGGTAAGCGCGGCGCAAAATCCGAACCCGATGCTTGGCTTGCCTTAATGCCTCTTTCAACGTCCTGCGGCGACAACTGCTCAATTTCGGCAATCCAAGATTGATTTGGTAGTTCGCCGAATTCAGTCAAGAATCCGCGACCGTAAATTTCTGCAAACCGCGCCCAGACGTACAGCGTGTTATGCGGGACTGCATTCACCCTCGATTGGTGTGTCTGCCCCGTTTCCATATTTTGCAATTGCCGCCCTTCTAACCTGCTCCCCTGCGGACAGTCTTGCGGGTTTATTAGGTTGCTGATGTGTTGCATTGTTGTCGCCTCCTGTTTTTTTGAACTCTTCAAATTGCCTACGCATCCCACCTTTTGGTGAGCAGTAGGCTCGTAGAAAATCTTCTTCTGAATTTGTGCATCTAACCCAGTAAGAATCCGTACACGCCCACTCGAAAACTTCTCGATGTAAAGCATTCAGTTTTGAACCAACTTTTTCTGAATTCTCACGCGCGTAGTAAGTAGTAGTTATATTTACTGGTTCATTTACTGTTTCATGTAACTCTGTGTTACTACCCGCGTAACTCTGTGTTACTACCCCTAGTAACTTTCTGTTACTACCCCCGTAACTTTCTGTTACTAGGTCAAAATGCAGCTTGTAGCGATTGGCATTTTTATTACCTCGGTCGTCAATCGAACGAATTACGGTCAACAAATTTGCAGACTCGAGTTTTTCAATTTGTCGAATTACCGACATTTTTGCCATACCACTTTCTTTGGCTAATAGCTCATGTGACGGATAGCAATCGCTAGTGTCATCGTTGAACCGATTAGCAAGCGTGACCAGTACCATTTTTTGCATCGCGGGCAACTTTTGTTTCATTGCCCATTGCATTGCTTTGAAGCTCACATAGTTACCTCTCTTGGTTAAGTAATAATCGCGCTGCCCACTCAGTTAAGAATGGGCAAATCGCTTACAACTTCGTCTTGTGATGAACTGCCCTTGCGAATTAGTCGATTAAGACCCTGCACCATCGGTTTTGCTATGCCGTGTGCCTATTTATCCCCGCGCCGCCTATGGTGACGAAACCTAATCACGGTTCAAATCCTTCCATGTCCCAAGTTGTTAAAGAGCTTTGTAACTGTTTTGAACGCTCGTTGAACGCACAAAAGACTTACTTTTTTTATGGTTTTTAGCGCGGTACTGTTACGAAAAACGAACCGCGCTTGGCTTTTTATTTCTGTGACGCTTTACCCTTTGAAGCGTCGATAACTCTTTTTTTTAGTTGGTCAGCTTTCTCGCCTGTCCATGTTCCCTTTAAAACTCGATAAAAATGCCGTCTATCGATACCGTTTGATTCACAAAAACTGGTTAAGCTCGAATCCTGACGCATAAATCCAATTTTTATGACTTTAAGCTGGTGTTTATATTCAGTTTTTTTAGATTCTGTCATTGCTTTTATTACCCTTTGTGATACTCTGAACCAGTGCGCTAAACGTGCAACACAGTGGTTATAATATCCGATTTTTTCGGATTTGCAAGGTGAATATCCGTGAAAAATGAATTTAACTTTATCGAAGTAATTAACAGAGTAAAAAGTGCTTTAAAAATCAAAGCTGATTACGAATTAGCTACTAGATTAGGCATGAAAGCCACATCGTTTAACAGTAGGAAAAAGGCTAATTCTTTGCCGTATGAAGAACTTCTTTTATTGGCGAGTTCAGAAAATATAAACATGAATTGGTTATTAACTGGCAATGGAGATATGGAAAAATCGGATTCAAATGAAAAATCCGAAAAAATAGAATCCAACGCTGTTTTTATGGGAGGCTTTGAGATTTGGGATGGCGGCACGCCGATTACTCTCGACGAGGTGGCGTTGCCATTTTTTAGAGAGGTTGAGTTATCCGCTGGCAGCGGTTCATGGCAGGTACAGGTGCAGGAAAATCATGGCTACAAATTACGTTTTGCCAAATCAACTCTAAGAAAACAAGGTATTCAGGAACAAAATGCGTACTGTGTTACCGTAAAAGGAACCAGTATGGAACCTGTTTTGCCAGATGGCAGCGTGGTGGGAATTGATACTGCAAGCACATCAATCATCGACGGTAAAGCCTACGCAATCGACCAAAGCGGCGAGTTGCGTGTGAAATTGCTCTACAGGATTGCTGGCGGCGGAATACGCCTAAGAAGCTACAACAGCGAAGAATATCCTGACGAAATCTATGACCAAGGAAAAGAAAAAAATATCAGAATACTTGGGAAGGTATTTTGGCACTCCGTTTTGTGGTGAGTTGAAGTTGTCATTCACAAATCAGAAAGATTTGTGTTTTCAAATCACCTAAAAATTTAAAAATATCAAACCACTACAGAGAGTTAAATCGTAAGACTATGAGCCAAAACACCAACAACCAAGCCGCCTTCATTTGGTCATTAGCGGATTTACTGCGTGGCGATTTTAAACAAAGCCAATACGGTCGCATTATCCTCCCCTTCACATTACTACGCCGACTTGAAGGCGTTTTAGAAGATAAAAAAGAAGCCGTACT